CTAAATGGGATAAATCGAAGTACTTGGGAGGTGTACACGAGTACAAAAGACTCGAATTAGCCAAAGAAATTGACGAAGAATGTGCTTTAAAGTCTGCAAGTTGGGGAATGTTCCAGATCATGGGCTTCAATCACAATCTTTGTAGCTGTAAAGATGTCTATGAATTCGTTCATAAGATGTCAGAATCTCACGAAAAACAACTAGAATTGATGTACTACTTCATGAATACCTCTGGTTGTTTGAAGAATCTCAAGGAAAAGGACTGGGCAGGCTTTGCAAGAAAGTACAATGGTCCTGGATATGCACAAAATGCTTACGACCAAAAGCTAAGAAATTCTTACGAAAACTTCAAAGATAAGATATGAAAAGATGTCATTTTAACAGCTGGGTAGCAAAAGTATTCCTTTTCCCCAGTTACAAGGCAATTACCTTCCTCTATAACTCCTTCTTCAAGGATAAAGAAGAGGATTTATTGCAAGAGGATATTGATCACGAACGTACTCACCAAGTACAACAGATTGAGTGTACAATTGTGGGTCTGATTCTAGGAATCATTCTCTGCTCATTGGGTCTATCCTTCTGGTGGATTCCTATCCTTGGTTTGGGATTCTTTTACATTTGGTATGGAATCGAATATCTTATTATCATGTGCTTTGCCGGTTGGAACAAACAGAATGAGAGGTATCATGATGTAAGTTTCGAAGAGGAAGCTCACAATAATGATAAAGACCCATACTACTTGGAGAATCGTAAACCATTTGCATGGCTTAAGTACGTAAAATTGAGAAGTTATAAGAAATGAAGAATCTAAAGGTATTGGGAGTGTGCGCTGGACAGGGTGCACTCCTGTTCCCTTTTAAGAAAAATTTGTTAGGGAATATAGAGATTAGAGGAGTATTCCATACACCGGGCGAAGAACAATGGAAACTCAACTTTGGGGATATACCATTCTACAAGGGTTTCTGTTTACAAGAATTTGATGAGAAAGTAGATATCATAATTTCATCCCCAGACTGTGGTGCATCCTCAGTTATGAGGTTATCAAAAGTAAAGGAGTTGGGCAATCCCCAGGATAATCGTAGTCTTAATCTAGTAATTGCTGCAATATTAGAGTATAAACCTAAGGTATTTCTTATAGAAAATCTACCAAGACTACTATCCTTGCTACCCAAGGATTTCTTTGAGGAAACACTGAAAGACTATAAATTAGTTTTTCATGAAAGGTCAGTTTCTGACTATGGGAACTCTCAGGAATCAAGGAAGCGATTACTCATCATTGGAGTACATAAAAAGACCGGTAAGAAATACTTGAATGCTTTTGATGAAGTATTTCAAGTAAAAACTCCAACAACTACTAGAAATCTACTTAAACCGCTCACATTCTCTCAGGAAAATAATACTAACCAGATTCCATTCATGAGTAAAACTCTGGCAATGTATGACTATCGAAAGCTTCCAGAGAAGAAGAATCTCACAGTAGCAAAGATACATAGACTCTGGGTTAGAGATTTTAAAGATGAAAAGAAGTGGCCTATCAAAACTGCAAAGATGAGTACTCTCCCAGGAGTATATCGATTGGAGTATGATAAACCACCATTAACTCTCAGACCTGCAGATAGGCAATTCAGACCTGACGGGTACCCTCTGGGAATCGAAGACTTCAAGGCAATTATGGGATTCCCCGATAAATTCGAAATTTACCTTCACAAAAATGGTGATACCTTCGAAGGTGATTTTAAGGATTACCATTACTGGCTTAACAAGGCAAGGTATACAATTGCCAAAGGGGCAGTTGGGGAAATCGGGATTTGGTTCAAAAAATGCCTTAAAAAGGTACCTTAATTTTCAGTGACTCCCCCCTATATATATTATGGCCAGGTAAGAAGGTAAGAAGGAAGGAAAGGAATAATTCCAAAATACAATTCTGAAAGGATAGGGATTGTTAAGGGAAAGGAAAACAAGTCACAAACCTAACTAATTGATTTTGAATGAATTAGGTAGTACCAAGACTTGGCAAGTTGATGCCAAGTACCTGATTTAGAGCTAGTTGACTATATTCGTATGAAACACCAAAATCGAAAATGATATGACTAAGAAGATTTTACATCGTTCGGAAATTACACCGAAGAATCTGAAAGCAATCTTCAATCTGATTGCTGTACTATACAATCGATTGATTAAAAATCGAAAGGGAAAAATTCGTATAACTCTTTCTGAAGATTCGAAAGGACTCGAATTTAGATTAAGAATACCTACCTCGGAATTAAGTTCAAGTATGAAAGCTTTAATCCGTATTGGTATGGATAAGTTCATTGCTAAGGACACTTATTTGAGAATCAAGGATGAAGACATTTAAGAGGGCCTTGTTTATTGTACTTCTAGGATTTACTATTTACCTTTGCTTCAGGAATTACAAACTGACTCGAGAAGTTTATTCTCTGAATCAAGCGGTCAATGAAATCCCAGATACAGTCTACTCAGACAAACCCTTCAAACCAGAGAAGAAGTACTCTGAAGAAACTCAACCAGGTAAAATCTTAGTTTACGATAACAAGAAGCAGTCAACTCTCTTTCCTGATTCCATAAGACAGCCAGTTATCAGTAAACAAGATTCCCTGGTTCAAATCGTTTTGAAGAAAGATAAGTTGAACTTAAGTCTGTTCAATAAGGAGACTAACACTTATTCAACTAGACTATTCCCAATCGACTTAGATAAGTACAACTACAACTGGTATGAAGGTCAATTAACTCGAAAGAAAGTTGCAAGGTTATCACTTAGTCCATACGTCTATGGCAAATATAGACCTTTCAATAATCTCTTCGATATGGGAGCTGGTCTTTCAATCAAGACTAAGAGATTTAATTACAAATTCGGAGTCAATACCTTTTACTACCCGAAGATAAAATCAGGGATGGGTACTGACATCGAATTTCAAATAACGTATAACTTTTAAGTAATGGCAAAGACTATCTCAGAAACTAGAACTACATTAACTCGGGAGGAGCTATCAAACCTATCCCGAGTTTCTAGTGATGTTTTCTTTTTTAGCCTTTTTTGCTATGTGATACATCCAGTAAGAGGAAAGGTAAGATTCGATTTATACCCATTTCAGAAATCAGTTCTCTACAATTTCATTGCCCAACGATTCAATATCATTCTCAAATTCCGTCAGGCAGGAATTACAGAACTTATTTCTATGTACTGTCTTTGGTTGGCGATGTACCATCCCAACAAAAAGATAAACATTATCTCTATCAAAGACACAACTGCTAAGAAGGTGCTTAAGAAGATTAAGTTCATGTACAAGAATCTTCCATGGTACCTTCAAACTCCCATAATCAATGGTAGAGCTGGAGAATATGGTTCTGCTTCCATGATAGAATTTGATAATGGGTCATTTATTGAATCAATTCCGACATCATCCGAAGCCGGTCGTTCGGAATCCCTTTCTCTTCTGGTAATTGACGAGGCAGCAGTAGTAAGATGGGCTGCTCAAATTTGGGCTGCTGCATTTCCTACTCTTTCCACTGGTGGAGCTGCCATCGTCAATTCCACTCCCTATGGAGTTGGTAATTTCTATCACTCAACTTGGGTAGATGCCATTGCAGGAGGTAATCCTTTTAACCCAATTCGATTATACTGGCAAATGCACCCAGAACGAGATATTAACTGGTATAACCAAATGTCTTCTGCTTTGGGAGCAAAACGAACTGCACAAGAAATTGATGGTGACTTCTTATCCTCTGGTAATACAGTCTTCGACTTAGCCGATATTAAAGCTATCGAAGACTGCCTTAGTGATTACCCAGTTATTAAGAAGAGATTTAATGGTCAATACCGACAATTCTGTGAACCCGAATCAGATAAAGAATATTTCATTGGTGCAGACGTTTCAACTGGTAGAGCTTCTGACTACTCTTCATTTACTTGTATGGATAAGCTAGGAGAAGAACAAGTAGTATATAAGGGAAGAATGGCAGTGGGAGCTTATGCTAAGTTACTTGGTGATACTGGGAAGTTGTTTAACTGGGCAGTAATAGCTCCAGAATCCAATGACGTTGGTTTATCAGTAACTTCTAAGCTTCAAGACGAAGGCTACCCTAACCTTTACTACTACCAGAAGATGCTGAAGAAAAAAGGTAAAAGTAGACCTGAAATGGATAAATCCCCTGGTTGGTTAACCACCCAAAAGAATCGTTCAGTGATAATAGAAAACTTGGAAGAAGATATTCGATTAGATCACTTAATCATTAAGGACCCATTCTTTGTACAAGAAGCTTATACCTTCATTTATGATGGTTTAGGTAGACCTGTTGCAATGGGTAAACATAGGGCTAACAATTCAGCTGTAGATGTAGACCTTGAAGGAGATGTATATGCCGATGATGATATCTTTGGAAAAGCAATATGTAATCACATAAGGAAAGGAAAAACTAACGTAATCGTACAACCAAGATGAAAAAGTACTTCAATTTTAGTTGGGGTTGGGGACGTAAGAAGGACCCTCCCAAGAATGGTACATCCTCTAATAAAGAGGAGAAGCCTGCCACATCGATTTCGCCTGGTAGGGTTTCAGTTGACGATGATAGCGATAACTTAATTACATCATTACAAGGGTTGACTAAATTAGTTGAACCCTCTTTTCGTGTTGATGTGATACCTTTAATTCGGGATTTATATAAGGTAAATCCTGATATGGGCATTGCATTGCAAGATATGTTTAAGTTAGCTAACACCAGTCATACAGTAACTTTCCCTAATAATACCGATGAAGAGGCTTCAAAGATGAGAGAACATCTTAAGAAAGCCACCAAGGGATGGACCAGATATACTGCTGGTATAGATGGTTTAGTTAATAAAATGATTGTTCAACTTCTTGTAAGTGGGGCAATATCCGTAGAAGGAGTACCAAATGATAAGCTTGATGGTTTGGCTACTGTATTATTCCTTAAGCCAGAACACATCAAGTTTAAACGTGAATTAAATGGGGTGTATGCTCCTTACCAAAAGAATATAAATTTCTTTGTTAAGCAACAAGATTACATTAAGCTTAACCCAGAAACCTATTTCTATGTTGGTATGTTCAATGATACCGATGAACCTTATGGAGTTCCTCCATTTATGCCTGCATTGGATTCTCTCAAAGGACAAAATGATATGAAGATTAACTTCAAACATATCATGGAGATTTGTGGTATGGTTGGTTTCTTAGAAGCTAAGATGCAGAAATCTCCACAAAGACCAAATGAGAGTATAAAAGCTTATGAATCCCGATTATACCATGAACTTAATATACTTAAACGTAATGTTAAAGAGGGTATGAAGGATGGAGTAGTTGCTGGTTACATAGATGACCATGAATTCAAACTAAATTCTACTACTAAGGAACTCGGTAATATCGAGAAGCCTTGGAATATGAACCAACAATCTGTAGCAAATGGGTTGGGAGTTAATGGCTCTATCATTGGGGTATCATCTACTACTGGTGAAGGTGCAACTGGTATAATGCTGTCTAAGATGATTAGCCAGTTAAAAAATATCCAAATGCTTGTAGCTTATGTATTAGACCGACTTTATTCTCTAGAACTGCGTCTGGCAGGCTTTAATAATAAGGGGATGAAGATTGATTGGGGAACTTCTACAGTTTCTGATGAAGTTAAAATCCAACAAGGTCTTCAGTATAAGATACAGAACCTTGACTTATTGTATAAGGCTGGTATCATTAGTCAAGAGCAATATGCTTGGGCAATGGGTTATGATTCTCCTGATGAGAAAGAACCAAGAGTTTCACTTGAGGACCAATTTGTTAAGGGTGGTAATATAGACCCACAAGAGGGTACTAAGAAGAAACAAAGGCAGGATGATAAAAACCAATCTGCTCGTAGGTCAAGAGATAAAGTAAACCCGGCTCCTTCTAGAGGAGACCAAAATACTAAAGCAAGATGAGTAAATTCACAAAGAAAAACAAAGAGCATCTTGATTCTATGGTGATAGGTCAAGGCCATACCATTATGGCTGGGTATATCCCAGAAGCAGTGGGAGCCAAGACTTTCTCAGAGAATTATTACAAATGGAAAAATCCCACACCGGATTCCATTGCTCAATTTGGGTTTTGGGGAGGGGATATAGATTATAATACTTACTATCCCAACCTAGACAAATCGGAACTAACTCCTAAGGACGAAGAGTTTATCGAACCAATGTTCAGATTACTTTCAGAAACGATTGTATCTAAGAATTGGAACCCGACAGACTTTGGTCAAAATGGAGTACTAAAGGCTTCTATGAAGATGCTGCTTGGTCAAACAGTAAACTGTGACCATGAAACCAACATTGGTAATGCTATTGGTGCTGTATCACAAGTAATGTGGCAGGAATCCTACAAAGACGGTAGCTTTACTATACCCGCTGGTATCAACGGTATTCTGAAGATTGATGGTAAGGCAAATCCAAGAATTGCTCGAGGAATTCTTATGGAGCCACCCTCAATTCATAGTAATTCGGTTACTGTACAATTTAAGTGGGATAAATCCCATCCCCAAATGGAAGATAACGAATTTTATCAGAAACTGGGTACTTATGACTCTAAGGGAGTTATGGTACGTAGAATTGTTACTGAAATTGTTCGTTACCTTGAGACCTCACTAGTTTCACATGGTGCTGATTCATTTGCCCAGAAAATTGGTTCGGATGGTAAAATCATTAACCCAACCTTTGCCAAAAGAACTTGGGCATCTTATGAAGAATACAGAGATGATAAATCGAAGCAATACTTCTTTACTGATTATAAATCAGATTTAACATCATATCAAGAAAAGAACGATACTCAGGGTTCTTTTAATGATAATGATGCCAATGATAATCATTCAAATAAAAATAATATGAACGAAGAATTACTAAAATTTCTTGAAAGCCTTTTTGGGGATAACATGCTTACCCTGGAAGAAGGTAAAGAGATGAATCAGGAAAATGTAATTGCCTGCATTCAGACTTTGGTATCATCCAGAAACGAATTGCAAACTTCGGTAGATAATCTTACTACAGAGAAAACTTCTCTTACGGAACAGATTACCAACTTGAATGCTGAAGTAGCTAACTTGAAGGAAATGGCAACCGTAGGAAAGAATCACATTGCTTCTCTACGTGAAGATGCCGTAGAAACCTACAAGAAGTTAATGGGTGATAAGGTAGATGAGACAATCGTTACGATGCTCAATGCCGAGACTACTGGTATTACTACTCTTATTTCCTTGACCAAGGATTACCAAGCTCGCTTGGAAGAGAAGTTCCCTCTCACTTGCTCAAAATGTGGTTCTAAGGACGTCAACCGTGCTTCCTCAATTGCTGAGGATGATACCGAGGGTAAAACTGGAACCCCGGGTACTGATACCCAACGGAATTCAGAATCTCCGAGTACTAAGAATGTAATCGATAACTTGTATCGAAACAAAATCAAATAACTAATATAAATAATCCGCGTTATGGAAAAAACTAAAATCGTAAACGACCCTCAGCAACTTACTCTCTTTGGGGAAAGAACCCCGAGAGCGGTGATTTACAAAAGTGAGTCACACAAATTGCACCAGGCTTTCAATGTTAAAGCTGGAGAGAAAATCGTACAGGGTATGCCAGTGGCTTTGAATGAAGAAGGTTTGATTTACCCTTGCACTGATACAGCTACTCAAGTTTATTTGGGTGTAGCAGTAACGGATAACGTTAACCCTGCTTATCAACCTCAAAGAAATTTCCCGGTAGAGGTAACAGTAGCTATGGAAGGTTACATGATTTGTAACTGGGTATCAAACGGAAATATCGACGCCGGCTATGTAACTCCCGATGGAAAATTGCTTAACGATAGATTCGTAAAAGCTAACCAAGCAACTTCATCCCAGTTCATTGCCCTTAATCCTGCAGAAGAGGCAAATGAGGTAATTCAAGTACTCATCAAATAAGAGAAAAGAAGTTATGGAAAATAAAATAGATATTACAAAGTTGAAGGCTCAGGATTTTATGAATGAGCTGCCGGAAATGGTAAGAAGCTTGGAAGCTGTTCGTTCCGGTTCACAGGACAAGAAGCCTGTAGAGGTAACTTTTGGAGAATTGGTTACCGGTAAATGGGGTATTTCAGAAGATGAACTTTTTGAAAAGATGGGCATCAATCCAAAAGTGGACACGATGCAGAACATCTTTACAATGCCTCAACAGAATGTTCGTTGGATTGTTCCGGAAATCATCCGTGCTGCTATCACATTGGGTATGCGCCAGGCTCCGTTCTATCCGAACATCATTGCATCTGATCAACCCATCAATGGTTTACAAGCAATCATGCCGATGGTTAACATGTCGGATGCTGCCCCTGCAAAGGTTAATGAGGCAGAAACTATCCCATTGGGTGATGTTAGCTTCGGACAGAAATCAGTTAGCCTCTTCAAAATCGGAAAAGGTTTCAAACTTACTGATGAAGTTCGTAACTATGTTTCGCTCGATGTCTTGGGAATCTACCTTCGTGATTTTGGTGTTCAGTTGGGTTATGCTCTGGATACTCTGGCTATGGACGTTGCTATCAATGGTAACAACCCTGATGGCTCTGAGTCTGCCCCGGTAATCGGTGTATACGAAACAACTAAGGGTATCACTTACAAAGACCTTCTGCATATTTGGGTACGTGCTGCTCGTATGGGACGTAACTTCCAAACTATGATTGGTGGTGAAGACCAGGCAATCGAAATGCTGAACTTGCCGGAATTCAAGGATCGTCACTCTGGTACTACAGAAGCTACCCTGAATGTTAAGTCTCCTGTTCCCAAGAATGCTGACTTCTACATTCACCCGGGTACACCCGACCAACAGTTGCTGTTGATTGATACATCTGCTGCCTTGATTAAGCTTACTGCTCGTCAGTTGATGCTTGAATCCGAAAGAATCGTTTCTAACCAGACTCAGGCAATCTATGCAAGCTTGACTACTGGCTTCTCTAAGATGTACCAGGATGCAACTCTGTTGCTGGCTGCTGACAAGAAGTTCTCAGAATTCGGTTTCCCCGAGTTCATGAACGTAGACCCATATTTGATGGTTAACCTAGAATAATAAGGGACGTCCGGTTTCATCTATATAAATTCCCTGAGAGGGTAGGTAACTAAAAAGACCTATCCTCTCTTTAATCATTTTTAAATCTTAGGAAATATGGCTAAAGATAAATATACAGTAACTGTGGGACCAAGAGCTTACAGTTTTCATGACCAATCAACTGGTATTACCGTTTGTAGAGGAGAAGACAAGGAACTCTCTCGTCGTCAATTCCGTGCACCAAAGATTCAGAAGGCAATTGCCTCTGGCCATCTGATTATCATTGCTGATAAATCAGAAATCGAAAAGTATTCAGAGGCCGACATCGAAAAGTTGGATAAGAGACTGAATGCTCAGTTCAAGAAAGGCATGACTCTTGAAAAACTTGCAAAGGGGTATTCCCTGGAAGAACTGAAACTGGTAGCAGGTCTTCATGAAATCGTTGCCGAGAAAGATGATACAGTAGAAACAATTCTTCAGGCTTTGCTAGAAGAATTCGAATCCTCTTCTAAAGGGTAATCTATGAAAATTACATAAGACAGACTAATATGAATAACAATCTGGACTTTTTGTACGTTACGTCAGGTCTGGAAGTTTCATTCAGAGTCATATCCAAAGTCCCGGCCAAATCCATTTTTGACTGGGACTTTGGCGATGATAAGGGAGAGGTTTTCAATGGTGGAAGACATGTTTCCTATTCTTATGAAACTCCCGGTTTCTATACAGTAACCCTACATGTAACCAACTCTAATGGTTTAGATATCACCGTAGATAAGACTCTGGTAGTTTGTGATTATGGTCATACGGCATTAGCCGATACAATATATAACTTAATCGACCATTATATCCCTTCAGAAATATCTGATGGGATGACCAGGGAAGAGAAATCTATTTACATCACTAAGTGGCAATATTACATTGGACCTCTAGTAAACCATACAATTGCACCAGATAAGTATACAGATGAATTATGGTATGAAGCACTAGAAAACCAATTAATAATGGAATTGGCTGCCTGGGATTTTCTCAATGTGAAGATACTTAATCTATTAACGAGTACTTCCGAATACTTAAGTCAATTAACCTCTACCAAAGAACAAACTGGTGATGGTACTTCTAAACCTGAACTTGCCCGAGGTGATAGGATTAAACAAATCACTACTGGGCCTACTGAAGTGCAATATTATGATACCTTGGCAGATGCTACAAGTTCCCTATGGAAAACACTTTCTCAAGCAATGCAACCGGGTGGATTAATAGATGAATTAAGGAAGAACCTTTGTATGTTAGCTTCACGATTGGAAATCTACTTACCGTTCTGTGATGAAGTATTTAGAACCGTAGTCCCAAAAGTAGTTAACAGAAGGCAACCTGGAGTATTAGATGGACCCAACCCAAGTGCTCCAGTGAAAGGTGGTAAGAAATCAATTCTAACTAAGTTATGACAAAAGAACCCTGGAGAATGGTAAAGAACCGCTCTTGGGATAGATACAAGAAAATTATCACTGACTTCTTAGATTGGGATGCTGGTAGGCAATCCATAACCTGGGCCAAACATGTTAATCAGCTTCTCAGTCATGCCGAAGACAGTATACCTAAATATTATAACATCCAAATCGAGGCATTATGTTACTACAATGCTTTCAGAAACTGGCCTATCAATAAGGCAACTATTTCAGGAGAATTGGATGACGAAAACTTATCAATACTAATTTCTAAATCTTATATAGAACAAATCGGTTATCTTACACCGGAAGGTTATTGGGATTTTAATTGGGAACAAGATAGGTTTGTAATTAATGGTATAACGTATAAGCCTTCTGGAGATACTCAGACTGCTCAGGCAAAGGATGAGGCTTTAGTTTTCATGATTATCCTAAAGAGAGACCGAGATACCAAAGTTGAATTTGTAGAATAAAAATAAAGTATATGGCAAAGATGTTAGTACTGAGGTGGACACCAATTACTACAAACAGTGGAATTTGGTTTGATAGTAATCTGGTTATCCTTAATGGTACATCTGGAGTTCATATTGAAATGAAAGGTAATGGCAATGATGTAACGGCATTTCAATCGATGACCGGAAACAAATTTGTCACCTGCTTTCAAGATTACTTCGGTGATATCTGGGATAAAATAATACCTCATCCTGGTATAGGCCAGGTAATGAAATTCCGTGTAAATAAGCTTCCCGATTATGCTTGTATTCGGGGAGATATAGAAGACGGTGGAGATGTAGACCCCGAAAATCCAGATATACCAATGAATGCCTTCTGTGGTTCAGAGGGAGAACCATTCAGAGATATCGATTCGGAATTCTTACTGGGTCGTCAACGTGCAGTAATTAATCCTTAAAT